GAGGAGCCCAACGAGTGGCAGGACTGGCTCGAGTTCGCCGAAATGGTGCAGATCGGGCTGGTGCTGCGCGGCAACGGCTACGCCGTCATCATCCGCGACCGCCGCGCCAATCCGGTCAAGCTGGTCCCGATCAATCCAGATCGTGTCGCGCTGTGGGAAGCGGCGGACGGCGCGCTGTTCTACCGCGTCACGCCGTTCGGCCTGCACGAGATGGCCGAGCTCGAGGGACTGCCGTTCCTGATCCCGGCCGCGGATATGTTCCATCTGCGCGGCATGAGCGTCAACGGCCTGGTCGGCGCCTCGCGCATCGCGCTCGCCCGCGACGCCATCGGGCTGACCATCGCCCAGGAGCGTCAGGCGGCGCAGTGGATCGGGCAGGGCTCGCGGCCGTCCGGCGCGCTCACCACCGAGCAGAAGCTCGACGACAAGACCTATGAGCGGGTGCGGACCCGCTGGAAAGAAATGCAGTCGGGCTTGGCCAATGCCGGCCGGGCGGCGATCTTCGAAGCCGGCCTGAAATGGACGCCGCTGTCGATCTCGGCGCAGGAGGCCGAGTTCATCGCATCGCGCCAGTTTCAGATCCAGGAAATCGCGCGGATGTTCCGCATCCCGCCGCACATGATCGGCGAGCTGTCGCGCTCCACCAACAACAACATCATTCAGCAGGCGCAGGAATACATCAATTACACCGTGTCGGGCTACACCCGACGCTGGAAGATGAAGCTGCGCAAGACATTCGGCTTGCGCGACGGCGACATCAAAGTCGAATTCGATCTGACCGAGCTCGTCCGCGCCGACATCACCGCGCGCTACAACAATTACCGCATCGGCATCATGTCGGGCTTCCTCACCCGCAACGACGCCCGCGTCGACGATGCCCGCAATCCGCTCGCCGGACTCGATGTGCCGTGGCAGCCGACCAACATTGCCGACGCCGGCAGCCAGTCGACCGGCACCGCGCCGGATGGGGCAGGGCGTCCCGAGGCCGGCACGGTCAAGGCCTTCCCAAAAGCGCCGGCCGGTTATCGGCGCTGGCAGAGCCTGTTCGTGCCCGAGAGCCTGGCCGCGTAGCTCTTCTCAACAAGGAATCGCGCATGCCGCAGATCCTCAAAGTCTCCGACTTGGTCAAGCGCCTGAAGGCGGGCGAGACCCGCGAGCAGATCTTCCTCGACTCGGCCGGCGGCGTGAAGGCCAAGCTGCTCGGCCCGCGTGCCACGGTGCGGGCCGTCGACGAGGCCAATCGCACGATCGACTTCGTCATCTCGTCGGAGGCGATCGACCGTTACGATTCGACGCTGGCGCTCGGCGGCTGGCAGCTCGACAACTACCTGCGCAATCCGGTGGTGCTGTGGGGCCACGACGACCAGACACCGGCGATCGGCCGCGGCCCAAATACGCGGGCGCAGGGCAAACTGCTGGTGTCATCGGCCGAATTTGCGCCCCGCGAAATCTATCCGCTCGCCGACACGGTTTATCAGCTGCTCAAGGCCAAGTTCCTCAACGCCGCCTCGGTCGGCTTCCTGCCGCTCGACTTCGAATGGTCGAATGACGAGGATCGGCCTTATGGCATCGATTTCAAATCGCAGGACCTTCTGGAATGGTCGGTGGTCAATATCCCGGCCAATCCGGATTGTCTCGTGCAGGCCCGTTCGACCGGCATCGACACCGCGCCGCTGATCGCCTGGGCCGAGCGGCTGCTCGATCAGGACGGCATGACGGTCGTTCCGCGCGACGAGCTTGTGGCGCTGCGCCGCGCCGCCGGCGCCCCGGAACTCTTCGTGCCGCGCTTTCTGACCAGCCGCGCGCGCCCCAAGCCGGCGGCGACTCGCGATCCGGCCGACGGCGATGCCGCAAAGTGGGAATGTGGCGCGGTGCGCGGGTTGCCGGTCGAAGACGACGATTCCTGGGACGGCGCCGCGGCCGAGGCCGCGATCTTTACCGCCTGCGGCTTTGACGGCGACAAGCCGGACACCGCCAAGGCGCGCCAGGCGTTCCTGGCGGTCGACACCTCGGCGCCGGAGAAGCGCGGCTCTTACAAGCTGCCCTTCGTCAAAATCGTCAGCGGCGAGATGAAGGCCTCGAAAACCGGACTGCACGCGGCGGCGTCGCGGCTCCCGGACACCGATATTCCGCAGTCGGTCAAAGACGAGGCCGAGAAGGTCATCAACGCCTATAAGGCGAAGATCGACGCCGCCGACAAAGGCGATAAATCGCTCCGCGCCAGCGTTCGCGCGGCGCTGCTTTTCGTTGCCACCGGCACGCCGATCGAAAACGTCGTCGACGTCATCATCAAGCTTTTCGAACCGAAGCGGCGCGCCGGGCGCGTGCTGTCGAAGGCCAACGAGGACAAACTGCGCGAAGCGCATGATCACTGCATCGCCGCTTGCGACCGGCTGATGCACGTCATCGATCAGAACACCGCCGATGGCGGAGCCGGCGATCCGGCCGACGGCACTGCGGACCCGGGCGACGGGCCGGCCAGCGAAGATCCCGAGCAGAACGCGGTGCGGCTCGAATCGCAGCGCCAGCGTGCCAAGGTCCTCAAACTCAAAGGCGCGCCGGCGCGAAGCGCCGCGGCCTGATTTCACAAAATCCCTGCCGACTCTGGCGAGGGCGGCGGCGCCGGTGGCGCCGCGCTGTCGGCGCTCATGCGCCATGTCCGCGTGCCGACCGCACGCTTATCCCCAGCTGGCGCAGCCAGCATGGTCCAAGGAGTAAACGATGGACAAGAAGCTGAATGAACTGCGCCAGGCTCGTGGCAAGCTCTGCGACGAGCTCGAGGCCCTGATCGGCAAGCCCGAATTCGAGGCCAAGGCCGCGGAGATCAACCAGATCGACAAGCAGATCGCAGACTGCGAGCGCGCCATCACGCTCTCGGCGTCGCGCGCGCGGCCGAGCGCCGAAAACCCGGAAGGCAATCCTTCCGCGGAGGACCACCGGCCGATCATCGTCAGCAACGCGTTCGAGGATAGTCACCGCTCCGGGCGTCAGGTTCGTCGCGTGCCTGGCTTCGACCACTATTTGCGAAAAGCGCGCCTGCGCATCAGCCAGGAGCGCGCCATCGCCCGCGATCTGGGCATCGAGGTTCCGCTCGAGCCGAAGGAAAAGCGCTTCCGCTCCTTCGGCGAGCAGCTGATGGCGGTGTTCCGCCACTACGCCGACAAGGACACCGATCCGCGGCTGGTGCGCGCCCCGACCGGCGCCGGCGAAGTCGATCCCTCCGGCGGCGGCTTCCTGGTGCAGACCGATTTCTCCGCCGCCATCTGGATGCGTGCCTACGACCTCGGCGAAATCCTCGCCCGCGTCGAGAAATTCTCGCTCTCGACCACCGCGAACGGCATCAAAATTCCGGGCGTCGACGAACAAAGCCGCGCCACCGGCAGCCGCTGGGGCGGTGTGCAATCGTATTGGGTCGGTGAAGGCTCGAGCAACGCGACCGGCACCAAGCCGAAATTCCGCCTGGTCGAATTCGACCTCAAGAAGCTGATGTCCCTGATGTGGGTGTCGGACGAACTGTTGGCCGACCAGTCGCTCCTCGCCGCGATCGCCGGTAAGGCGTTCTCCGAGGAAATCATGTTCATGACCGAGGACGGCGTCTTCGAAGGTACCGGCGCCGGCATGCCGCTCGGCGTCAAGAAAGCGGCGGCCCTCATCGTGGTGCCGGCCGAAGTCGGCCAGGCGTCCAAGACCATCCTGTACGAAAACGTCGAGAAGATGTGGTCGCGCTGCTGGGCGCGGTCGCGCGCCGAAGCGATCTGGCAGATCAACCAGGATTGCGAACCGCAGCTCTACTCGATGGCGCAGGTCATCGGCACCGCGGGCGTGCCGGTCTATATGCCGGCCAATGGCCTCTCCGGCGAGCCCTACGGCACGCTGTTCGGCCGACCGGTGATCGCGATGGAATATTCCGACACCGTCGGCACCCAGGGCGACATCAGTCTGGTCGACTATTCGCAATACGGCCTCGTCGACAAGGGCGGCATCCAGGCGGCGACCTCGATGCACGTCGCGTTCCTGACCGACGAGCAGGTGTTTCGCATCACCTATCGCGTCGACGGCCGGCCGATGTGGAACACGGCGCTGACGCCGTTCAAGGGCAGCAACACGCTCTCGCCCTTCGTCCAGCTCGCCGCGCGTTAATCCCGCGCCGCGCCACAGCAGCCAGTCGGACGCGGCGCGTTGCCGCGTCCATCAACGCTCGACAACGAAGGTGAGCCCGATGGCCGATGAAACCGCCAAGCCCGACGCCAAGAAAAAGCCGTCGCCGCTCGAGCAGCTCGAACACGATCACCTTGTTGCGCAGACCGCGCGGCAACGCGAACTCGATGCGCTCGATCGCGATTTGAAGGAGGCGGATAGCATGGCGCGGGACATCCGCCAAAAGATCATGCTCAAGCGCCGCGAAAAAATGACGGCGAGCTATGGCTTCGACGCCAAGCGCGCCGAACTCGCCGCCGGCGCCGAAACCAAGACCAGCGCCGCCAAAGCCGCCTGACGATCGGCTCGATTACGCGCGTCGTTCAAACCCGAAATCCACACTCGTTCAAGGAGGAGCCAACATGGCCCGCCAGTTCACGCTTGCTGAAATCATTCCGCCCGTCAGCCTGCTCGCCCCGGCAGCCGATTCCGGCGGCCGCACCTCGAGCTACGTCAATATCGGCAAGGGCGACAAGGCCTTCATCGTCTATCACATCAACCAGGGCAACGCGGCGACCATCGCGCTCACGCCGCAACAGGCGCAGGACGTCTCCGGCTCCGGCGCCAAGGCGATCGGCGCGGCGCCGATCTGGTACGATGAGGACGAGGTGTCGTCAGATCTCTTGACCAAAGCGGCCAATGCCGCGAGTTACACGACCGGCGCCGGCACCAAGGTGAAAATCGTCATTTTCGAAATCTCGCCGCAGGACTGCCTGGACGTGGCGGACGGCTTCTACGCCGTGGCGGCACAGACCGGCGCCTCGAACGCCGCCAACATCACCTCGGCCGCGATCTACGTGCTGCACAGCTACCAGCAGGCCCAGCCGCCGTCGATTTTGAGCTGACGCTGGCTCGCGCGCGGTTGTTGGCCGCCGACCCAACCGCGCGCGCCTCGCATCCACGCCGCCGCCGTCGCGGCCAATCCTTCATCCGTCTCAGGAGATCGCCATGGCCGACAAGGCACGCGTGCACGCCGTCTATCCGCTCAACGGCGCCAACACCCAGGAATTCTACGACACCACGACGCATGAGCGCGTCTCGGCGCTGGTGCCGATTTTCTACAAGGACGATTTCCAGGGCGCCGGCAAAGCCGCGGCGTTTCCGACCACGGCCACGCTCGGTAGCGACTGGATCAAGAAGCTCGTCGACAGCGCCGGCACGCCGAGCGTCGGCGCCATCGCCAACGCCGCCTTCGGCGCGGTCGCGCTCGCGCTCGACGCCACCTCCGAGAAACAGGAGGCGACACTCTATTGGGCCGACAAGCTCGCCGTCGACGTTACCAAGGGGGTCGTGTTCGAGGCTCGCGCCAAGCTCGCGGTGCTGCCGAGCGCGACCGGCGTCGAGGCGGTGTTCGGTCTGTCCTCGGCCTGGATCGACGGTCCCGACAACGCCTCGGAATATCTGGAGTGGGGCGCAGCCGGCTCCGGCGTGATGAACATGCGTTCGCAGGACGGCACCACGCAGAACGCGATCGGCTCGACCTTCACCGCCGATACCACGAAATATCACGTCTTCCGCATCGACGCGACGGTGCTCACCGACATCAAATATTTCGTCGATGGCGTGCGCTACAACGCCGACAATGCGATCGGCTTTGCCGCGACGGGCACCAGCGCGATCCTGCAGCCGTATTTCTCGGTCTACAAGCCGAGCGGCACTGGCGTCGCCACGCTCGACGTCGATTACGCCGCCTTCTGGTCGGCCGCGCGCGACTAACGCGCGTGCGCATTCCCCGGCTGACCGGCGACATGCGCGCCGGCGATTTCCTGACAAACGGAGCTCACGATGACCGACCAGACGGCCCCGGCGCCAGACACCGCGCCCACCACCGGCGCCCAAGCCACGGCCGAGACCGCCACGCAAGCGAGCGCGGCGACGGCTGCGAATCCGACAACCGCTGCGACGGCCGGCGCCCGGTCGGCGCCCGTCCTGCAGACGGCTGAATCGGCCGCGACCTCTGGCGCCGCGGGCGCTTCTCTTACCGAGGCCAAGGAATCGGCCCCCGCCTCCGAAGGGCAAACTGGCGCATCCGCCTTCGATCCAGCGCCCACGGCCGCGTCCGGGGCGACTGAGGCCCATTCTTCGGCCGAGGCGGATCAGAGTAGCAATCCCGCCGACGCCGGGGCGGCCGTAACGGCCGCCGCCGCCGCGGTCGAGCCCGCGCGGCCGCCGCGGTTTTTCGGGCGCCCACTGCGGCATCGCGACGGCCGACGCGGCAAGCTTGCCAGCATCAGGCGCGACGGCAATGGCGACATCATCGGCGCGCGCCTGCAGATTGGGTCCAGGCTGACGGACTGGATCGCGCCGGCCGAGCTCGCCGACGACGCCGCGGAGTAGGCCATGGCCGCCGTCGGCGTCTTCACCGTCACCACCGCCGATCTGGGCGGTCAGCTGACCAAATATTCGATCGCCTGGACCGCCAGCGCCGGCGGCGCGGTGAGCGGCGCCACCATGCAGCTCAAGCGCGGGCGCTTGCTGCAGGTGAAATTCGTGCCGACCAACGGCGGCACGGAGCCCAGCAACGATTATGGCGTCACGCTCGTCGACGGCGACGGCGTGGATATTCTCGCCGGCAAGGGCACGTCGCTGTCGAACACGGCGGCGACGATCATCGAGCCGATCGTCTCCTCGGGCGGCGTAACGGTCATCGATCCGAGCCAGGCCTACGCACCGACGATTGCGTCGGCCGGCGCCGGCGGCCAGGGTCGCATCGATCTCCTGATCGGGCCCGGCTGACGGTGAACCATGGAGCTCGTCATTGTCTCGACGGTGCTGGTGGCGGCTTCGTCCGCATTTAATGACCAGCGGCCCTATGACCTGGTCGGCCTCGCGGCGCTGAAAAGCGTGCTGGGCGTAACCGGCACCGACAAAGACGACGCGCTGAAGATCTGGATCACGCAGGAATCGGCCGCGGCGGCAAAGTTCTGCAACACGGTCTTTCCAATCGAGGTTGTACAGAACCGGATTTTTCCGCCGCGCGATTATTATCCGGCGGCGGCAATCGGCGGCGAGGAGCCGCTGCAGCTATCGCGCTGCCCGATCGCCGCCGACCCGTCGCCGGCCGGGATCGCGCCGCCGCTGGCGGCGGTCCTCGGCGCGGCCGCCGGCGGCTCGGTGCCGGGCACATTCTACGCCAGGATCAGTTACGTGACGGCGCTGGGCGAGACCGCAGCCTCGCTCGAATCGCAATTGACGGTGGCGACCGGGCTGCTGCAGGTCGCCTCGCCCGCGGCCGACATTGGCGGTCTCGCGATCGGCTGGAATTGCTACCTCGGCAACGCGGCCAGCACCGAGACACTGCAGACCTCTTCACCGCTGCCGATCGGCACGCCCTTCACGCTGGCGGAGACCGGCCTCGTGACTGGCGGCCGCGCGCTGCCGCCCTACGTGCTGGTGGTCGAAAACAACATCCCGCTCGCCGAGGGCAGGGCTTTCCTTGCCAAGCCCGGCGTCGGCCAGCTCGTGCGGCTTAACGCCCGCGCCTGGCCGCGGCGCTGGCCACCGGCGCCGATCGTCGTGCAGGCCCCATTCGGTTACGACTTCGACGATCCCGATTTCGCCGATGCGCAGAAGGCCGTCA